ACAGACTGGTGCAGAGCAATCCGTACATGGCGCACAAGTACGGGTTCGTTCGCAAAACGCTGATCGACTTTGTTGAGCACGCCGGGTTTGAGGTTCGCCATGCCGGCCCGTCCATCAACCACCAGCTCATGATCACCGCACAAAGGCCCGTGACGCAATGAAAGTCGTCTTGTGTGTGCCCACCCTTACCCGCCCGCATTCGGCGCTTCTGGAGGCCATAGAGGCCGCCGTACCGGCACTGGATGCGGCGGGCATCACGCACCAGATGGTGATGGAAGTCGGCAACCCCTACATCAGCCAAGCGCGCAACGTCATGCTGCGCAAGGCGCTGGATGCGGGCGCGGATCAGATCATCTTCCTTGACCACGATGTGTCGTTCCCGCCGGATGCGTTGCTGAAGCTCATCCAGACAGAGGGCGACGTGGTTGCCGGAACGTACCGCTTCAAGCGGGACGAAGAAGACTACATGGGCTGCCTGTTCACCGACGCGGGCGGGCATCCCATCGTGCGCCTGGCAGACGGCGCTATCCACGCAGAGTGGGTGCCTGCCGGGTTTTTGCGCGTGACCGAGGCGGCAGTCGAGAAGTTCATGCGCGCGTACCCGCACCTCATGTACGGCAAGGCGCACAAGCCGCACGTTGACCTGTTCAACCACGGCGCGCACAAGGGCATCTGGTACGGCGAGGATTACTCTTTCAGCCGCAATTGGAACGACTGCGGCGGGGCTATCTGGCTGATCCCCGACGCGGACATCACGCACCACAGCGCCGACAAAGCGTATCCCGGCAACTATCACATGTACCTGCGACGCAGGCCCGGAGGCGACCTGTGCCCATCATCTACCTGAGACACGAAATTCACGGCACCAAGATCGCCACGATGGATCTGGAGGCCGAACATGACGAACAAAACGGGTGGGAGAGGTATACTCCGGGGCAAGATACGCCACCTGTTGCCGTCAATGATCTGATCGTGCGCAGGCGGCGACGGGAGTCTGCCGATGTCCACCACAGCCGGTGACCAGATCAACGCAGCACTGCGGCTGATCGGCCAGCTTGCCGAGGGCGAAACGCCCTCCGCCGCCACCTCGCAGGACGCGCTGGCGGCTCTGAACCAGATGCTCGACTCATGGAGCACTGAGCGCCTGGCCGTGTACTCCACGCAGGATCAGGTGTTCACTTGGCCCGCAAACGACGCCATCCGCACACTGGGGCCGACCGGAGATTTCGTTGGCACGCGGCCGGTGCAACTGGACACCTCGTCGTACTTCCGCGACACCGAAAGCGGCGTGTCGTTCGGGGTGTACTTCATCAACCAGGACCAGTACAACAACATCGCGCTGAAGACGGTGACGTCCACCTACCCGCAGATGATGTGGGTGAACAACACGCACCCCGACATCACCATGGCGCTGTACCCGGTGCCTACCAAGCCGCTGGAATGGCACTTGGTCAGCGTGCAGGAACTGGCGCAGCCCGCGCTGCTGAACACCACGCTTGCGTTTCCCCCGGGCTACCTGCGGTGCTTCAAGTACAACCTCGCGTGCGAGATCGCTGCCGAGTTCGGCGTTGAGGCCCCGCCCACGGTGCAGCGCATCGCCATGACCTCGAAGCGCAACCTCAAGCGCATCAACAACCCCGATGACCTGCTGGCCATGCCGTACAACATCATGGGTCGGCGCAATCAACGGTTCAATATCTTCACGGGGAATTACTGATCGTGAAGACTCCCATCCTCGGAGGCGCTTACGTTGCTCGCAGCGTCAATGCTGCGGCTAACCGCATGGTCAACCTCTACCCAGAGGTGGTGCCCGAGGGCGGCAAAGAACCCGCGTTTCTGCAGCGGTGCCCGGGGTTGCAGCAACTCACGGGCGTTTCGCAGATTGCTAGCAGTGCAGGACCAATTCGAGGTCTGCATACGTTCAACAACACGCTGTACATCGTTTCTGGCAACACGCTGTACAAGGTTAAAAATGACTGGATCTACGATCCAATTGGAACCATTGATGGGCTAAATCCTGTCAGCATGGCGGACAACGGAGTCCAGCTATTTGTTGCCGCAACAACCTTTTCTTACATCTACAACTCAATAACCGATGTATTTGCGCAAATCACGGACCCCGATTTTCCGGGAGCTGTGAGCGTCGGTTATTTGGACGGGTATTTCGTGTTTAACGAGCCCGCCAGCCAGCGCGTGTGGGTGACTTCTCTGCTGGACGGGACCAGCGTAGATCCGCTGGACTTTGCAAGTGCTGAAGGCAACCCAGACAACATTGTTGCGCTGCTTGTAGACCACCGCGAAGTGTGGCTGTTTGGAACCACCAGCATAGAAGTTTGGTACAACGCCGGATTGGCCGACTTTCCGTTGGCGCGCATTGAAGGCGCGTTTATGGAAACCGGCTGCCTTGCGCCGTACAGCGTTGCCAAACTGGACAATACCGTTTTCTGGCTGGGTTCTGATGCTCGCGGCAACGGCATCGTGTACCGCAATCAGGGCTACAACGCTCAGCGCGTCAGCACGCACGCTGTGGAATGGCAGCTTCAGCAGTACAGCAATCTTTCCGACGCAATAGCTTATACATATCAACAAGACGGCCATGCGTTCTATGTGCTGTCCTTTCCTGGCGCAAATCAAACGTGGTGCTTTGATGTTTCCACTGGTCTGTGGCACGAACGAGCTGGTTGGGACGGCGTGAATTTCACCCGCCATCGGTCACAATGTCAGGTCAACTTTGACAACAAGATTATCGTTGGCGACTGGCAAGGCCCAAAGTTGTACGTCATGGACACTGATGTGTATGACGATGACGGCGATGTGCAGCGCTGGCTGCGTTCATGGCGAGCGTTGCCAACGGGGCAAAACACGCTCAAGCGCACGGCGCATCACGCTTTGCAACTTGATTGCGAGTCTGGCGTTGGCCTCAATTCTGGCCAAGGTAGCGACCCACGCGTCATGCTTCGCTGGTCCGACGACGGCGGCCACACTTGGAGCAACGAGCACTGGGCCAACATGGGCAAGCTCGGCGAGTACGGCAAGCGCGTAATCTGGCGGCGGCTCGGCATGACCACCAAGCTGCGGGATCGCGTGTACGAGATCAGCGGCAGTGATCCGGTGAAGATTGCCATCATGGGTGGGGAACTGTCCGCCACCCCGACGAGCGCATAACGTGGAACTTGCACCGCGCGTACCGTCGCAGCGCGACCCGCTGGTGGATCAGGGGGCGCTGACCACTCGCGCGTGGTTTCGGTTCTTCCAACTGCTGCAGAGCGCCACGGAAAACGCCGCGCTGCTGCAGTACACGGTGGTGCAGAACACCACCGGCTTCACGATTCCCAAGGGCGCCGTCGTCGGCTTCGTGGGCGTCGGATCGAACAACGTGCTATCCGTGGCCCCGTATCTGGCTGACGGCTCGTCGCCGTCGCTGTACATCCTGGGCGTCATGGCCGAGGAACTGCCTGACAGCGGAGCCACGGGCCTGTGCTGCGTTTGGGGCAACGTCAGCGGCATTGACACCAGCGCGTTCAGCGTGGGCGACGTTCTGTACGCAAGCCCGACGGTGGCGGGCGCGTTCACCAACGTCAAGCCCACGGCGCCCGACAACGTAATCCCCATCGCTGCGGTGCTGGTAGATAGCGCAACGGCGGGCGACATCTTCGTGCGGCCCACCATTGAGCAGCAGAAGTATTACGGCGAGTTCACCAAGACCAGCGACCAATCGCCCGCAGTCATCAACACGGCTTACGCGCTGACGTTCGACAACACCGAAATCGCCGAAGGCATCAGCATCGGCTCGCCTGCGTCGCGCATTGTGGTGGTGCAATCGGGCCTGTACCAGTTTGACGCCACCGTTCAGATCAGCAGCAGCAGCAGCAGCCCCAAGACGGTTTGGCTGTGGTTCCGCAAAAACGGAACAGATGTCGCTAACTCTGCCAGGCTGGTGACGATCAACATCAACAACGGGTACACCGCCGTGTCCATGAGCGAGTTTTTCTCGCTGGCGGCAAACGACCGCATCGAGATCATGTTCGCCGCAAACGATACGGCCATCACGGTGGATAATGTCGCAGCCACTGCGTTTGCCCCAGCAGCCCCTGCCGTCGTGCTGGCGGTGAGCCAGATTCAACAATGAGAGCATCATGAGCGTTTCGCTTTCCCCCTACGCTGGCGCCGGGGCGCAGTTCTTCGACAACAACGGCAACCCGCTGGCCGGGGGGCTGATCTACACCTACGCTGCCGGCACCACCACGCCTGCGGCGACGTACACAACCTATACGGGCGGCACGGCCAACGCAAATCCCATTGTGTTGGACAGCGCGGGCCGCCTGCCGGCGCAAATTTGGCTGACAGCGGGTTCGTCGTACAAGTTTGTCTTGCAGACATCGCTGGGCTCGCCAATCAAGACCGACGACAACGTGTTTGCGCCGTCGTATGTTGACCTTCAGCTTGCGGGAACAGATCAAGTCTTATTTGCCAATAGCTCTGGTGTCGTTGAAGGCGATACCACGCTTACATACGATAAGAGCTTGCTTAGACTGCAAGTCAACTCTGTTTATTTGTCGCGCGGCAAGAACAACGTTAGCGGCAGCATTGCTCTTGGGTCCAGCAACACCTTGGGAAACAACGTCGCGGGCTTCAATGACACCTCAGTTGGCGCGGGCGCTCTGGCCAACAATTCTGTTGGCAGTTTGATTGCCGCTGTTGGCAACAATGCATTACAAGCCAACTTAAGCGGCAACAGCCTGACCT